TCAAATAACCAACTTAACCCATTCCTGACCTCGAGTATCGTTATAGCGGTCGGTGGTTGCCTGGACTTTATGTCCTAGTAATGTTTTTGTATCGATACCCTGTGCACGATACAGCCGTTCTGATAGAGAACGTTGTTCATGAAATGTTGGCGGAGTTTTTCCTGCTGGTGGAATTATCCCAGCCAGATCCCGTGCTTTGGCAAAGTAGTCGCTCAGGTTGTCTTTACTCATCGGCTTCGGTTGTTTCTGGTGCCGACTATGGATTAGATATGGACTTAATATTCTGTCTCGGCACCCATCAATAACTTCTTTTAACGTTATCCCAATGGCATCACAGCGTAGTGTAAGCGGTAACGCCAGACGCATTCCGGTTTTTCCCTGGGTGATATGCAAGTGTTCGTTCCACACATCTGAAAAACGCATGTGGCAAATGTCATCACGGCGCTGACCAGTAACAATCGCAAGAAGCATTGCGTTACGGATAAAGTGTTTTTCAGGCGTTGCATTGTAAATTTTTTTCCAGTCTTCCATGGTGAGCCTGGCTCTGGTTACTTTAGGGATCGGTTTACGGGTAGCCTCCGGAGGATTCCATCCAGGAGGAACTTCCCCTGCATGCTGTGCTTCTTTATAAATATCAACCCATAATCCACGATTTACTCTCGCTGTGCTGACCATGTCTTTATCCAGCCACTCATCCAGTATTAATGCAAAGTCTCTTACTTCCAGTTCTTTCAATGGGTGGTTTCCCAGACGGGAAACCAGGTATGCAGCCATTCGAGTTTTTTCTTTGTGAGTTGTAGCTGCAATATCTCCATTTTTCAGTCGCGTGTCCTGTATTTTCAGATATCGATCAACCCATGCCTTTAATCTGATACCCCGACGTTTTGTTGCTGACGGACTTTCATCAATTTTGCGCATGAAATATTCAGCTTCTGCTGCAGCTATCCGCTGATTGGCTGTGGAAGCGATTTTTTCTGCCTTACCTTTGTCTGTTCCGAGTCCGTGAAATTTTCCAGTCACAGGATTTTTATACTGGTAGTAAACTCTGCCAGTTCTGCGATCAAACTTTTCGTAAAGACCGGCTACGTCAGTGCTGTTTTTTCGTGGCCTCGGTGACATGAGTTAAAATCTCCTTCAGTGCATCATCATCGCCAGTATGAATTTCCGGCGCAATTCCCGTTTCACCAGGCCCAACAAATACTGCTCGGCGATCTATCAGCCAACGCCCACGAATTTTTTGTGGTCTTGGAACGATGTATCCTAGTTTTCCGTATTTCACCAGGGTAGTGTTTGTTATTGGGAGACTGAACCGTTTTGGTTTCCACTCGTCGAGCGTTATCAGGTACTGTTCGCTCATGGCTATCACTCCGGAACGCGCCAGTTGCAGAATATCAACGACAACTGGCGACGGTTGAACATTAAAAATCAGCCTGACTCGGGATCAGTTTTTGCCAGATAACTGAAACGTATTTTGCCTGGTAACGGGCGTCATCAAGTGCATTATGGCGCTCACCTTCGAATGGAATAGCCGTTCTGGCATCGAAGTCTATGGCTTTCCCCAGCTCAACGATTGTGCGTACATCGCGATCGTTGTAGTAACGCCACGGGCAGGGGATCCCCTGCCGTTCGTATGAACGGCGCAAAATCGTGTTGTCGAAGTTGGCTCCATTTCCCCAGACCTGAACAAAAAATTCACCGGAGTTTTCGTCGATAAATTCCCGCAATTGTAACAGTGCATCATCTAACGGGATTTCATCGGTCATAATGGCAGATTGCGCTTCGCGTGATTGTTTAAGCCACCATTTAATGGTGTCCCGATCAATGACTCCGCCAGCAGTTTCCAGATCGATAGTCTTACTAAATTCCGGTCCCATATCTCCGGTTTGCGGATCGAAAAATATTGCACCTATTGAGATGATCGGGGCATCAGGATTTTTTCCCATGGTTTCAAGGTCGATCATTAGATGGTCACACGTCCTGCTGGTGGATGTGATTTCTTGATGACCGTTCACCTTAATTGAGTGATCTGCCGTCTCGCCAGTTTCATTATCGCTATCGTGATGCTGATTGCCGCCAGTGTTCTCCTTGTGTGGATGTTCAGCGCCTTCCATTTTCTCCGGATCATCTTCCTGAACTTCAACCTGATACTCTTCATCGAATGTTTCCTGGTATGTTGCGTCGCCCATCACTGCGCCACAATCAGGGCAGTTGCCGCCGCCGGTCTGACCGCAGGCGGTGCAGACTTTTTCCACTTCCTGTTGCCCCACTGGTTCAGGCTGTTTCGTTTCTGGCTCGTTTTGTAACGCATTTGGGCTGTTTTGTTCCGCTTTCTGGTCGTTCTGTTCCGTTTCTTGCTGGTTCTGGTTTACAGAATCGCGGGTCTGGATCCCCTTAACCCATTTCGGATCATTCGGGTCGCTGATCCCTGCAACAAATTCTCCGCGAGAGGCAGCAAGCAACTTATCGGCGTCAGGCTGGCTGATATTGGCTGCCTGCATAATTTTGTTTACTTCGTCAGCGGTAACTTTTACCGGCTCTGGTTGTGCGGTCGTGTCAGATGCACCAGTATTTTGTTGTGAACCTGAGTATGTACTGTTTTTGCGGGCGAAATATTCTTCTTTCGTGATTTCAGTAGCCCCGGCAGCCAGCGCCTTATCCAGACCAGAAAGTTTGTTTGCGCGACCGTATTTTTCGCCATCCTTGTCGGTGAAGAGGAAGTAGAACGGCCCCTCACGCTCTACAGATGCTTCGACTTCCACTTTGCATTCGGTTTTTTCGTTGTCCGGAATCGCCGTTTCCACTGCATCAGTTTCTGGTACTGGCGACGAGAGAGTATCAGTTGCGCTCTGATTTGTTCCTTCATCTTCAAACACGCCCTTTGTAGTCAGGTATTCAGTAATGTATTTGTTCAGTGCCACAGGGTCTTTGTGAATGTCGATCGGACGTTCACGGACAAGGCCAAAAATAGTCTGGCGGTCGTAGCGAAGGGCATCAGGCTGTTTGCGCATTGATGCCGAGATACGCTTCCAGTCTTCGCGGTCGTTGTCGATAACTTCATTTTTTGCCCAGCGATGGATGCTGCCGTCAATGTTTCCGGCATCCACATCACCAGGCCAGAGAGCGTAGGCCAGTTCGTCATCCAGTGTTTTCCATGTCTGCTTGTATTCGCGATGAGTGGCAGCAATGGCCGGGTTGATTTTTCCTGTTGAATTTTCAGTGTTCTGTTGATTGGCTCTGGCGCGGGCGAGATCAACAACAGACGTGTATTTTCCGGTTTCCTTGCGTTCACCTTCGCGACGTTTTTTCCAGATGCGCATCTCTGCCTGAATTTCGGGCCATTTGGCACCAGGCTTACATTTATGCTTAACCCACCCGATGGCATGCAGCTTAAGCTCCGGATACATGGCGTTAACTTCTGGCATTTTCATCAACGCTTCAACGATATGTCCGTCGAATGTTGCCATGTCTTCCTGCAACAATTCCTGCGCGCTAATCACCATATCAACGGTGATGTTTTCACATGTGTCGAACTTAACCATGACAGCGTTCTGTACTTCAGGGGCCAGCTTGTCAAAAGTGACGTTCATCGGATCTGATTCAGTCTCAACCGGGACAAAGGAAGCAGACTCCTCATCCCAGCGGTTTTCCTGCATATATTCAGCATCCCATGAATCGAGGGCAGGGCGGGGTATGCCGGGTTTATCCTCGCAGACAAGAAATTTATAAGCGCAGTCCTGAGCAGCCGGATAATGTTCCAGGAATTGCCAGTGAAATTTTGCTCGGGCGCGGCGTTCGTCGCCGGCTTCAATGGCTGTGGCTACAGCGACTGCGCCTTCTTCCTTTGTTGTCTGTTCGTCCGGAATGGCGGCGCAAATAAAGACTTTACTCATTTTGTTTTAACCTCATTACAGATTTAAGGGTGAACAAATCCCTGCCATTGCTGGCATATAAGAATGAAACCGGATATTTATTACGGAACTGTTTTAAAGACCTGCCGGGATTTCGTTATTATCCTGGTGAATAACTTTATCGACCGGGTAACAGTTACCGGGAATTTTCTGTTCGGTTGCTGCAGTCATACACTACTGCATTGTCCTGTGAACACTGACTGCAATATCAACTGGCTCTCCGGAAACAAGAAAAACTGTCAGAACAAGTGCAAATGCTGTATTCATTGTGCAGCATCCTTTTTGTATCGGACGTAAACGGGCCAGCATTGAAAGAATGCATATTTTATTTAATAGCTCCCGTTCTTGTTTTCTCTTGTTAATGGCATCTTCAGTAAATACTGGGTTACTGATAGTGACACCAATTTCAAAACAACCTTCAGACGTATTAACGTTTGGTAATAACGTTTTCATTATCGCGTCCTCAACAATGAATTTTGTGATGCGGTGCCTGGTGCCTCCAGGTGACGTTAACCAGTTAACAATTAACGCCGGATACAGAGAATCCCCCCATAACACTGTTTTTGGTTTTAACTGTTCCGCGTGCGCTCAGCCGCATTCACCGCATCACAAAATTCACTTTAAAAAGGGCGGCAGAGCAGTCACGGAGTAAAACTGATACCGCCAAACGTCACCAGAAAATTGATAACAGAGGGCGTTGCAGCGGGGTTGTCACTTAAGCGTATGGTCAACCTGACAACCCGGTGTCCTCAACGGGGGAAGGAATAACCCCTCCATACTTACCGCCGCGCCATTTCGCGGATTGCCACAACCGGAAGCGCACGGTCGACGAAAATTTAACGACAGGCTATCTATGAACCAGCTACCTCGCCGTGCGCTTTCGCGTTATGGTCTGACTTTTCAGGGAAATATCCTTTCAGTAAACTGTCAGTGCCGTATGCTCACCCGTGTCCGGCGCACGCACTCCACCTCACCCGTGGAGAACTCCTTAATTACCAACCTTAGCTTCGTTGGTTAGCTATTAACGCGGGTATGTAATCATTCTGGCAATGCTTAATGCCGCTGCTTTTTCCAGATTGGTGATATCCTGCTCCAGAGCGGACAGATTTTCAGCCTGCTTAGCCCTGGCTTCATTGGCCCATTTCAGATCCTGCGCTGCATTAATTTTCTGGTGCATCCACTCATAAAGTTCATCATCGGTATAGTCTGGCGCGATGATGACGGGTTCTCGTTTCTGCATGTCGGCTCCTTGTGGTTAGCGTTGCCTGCTTTTAACCACGTCAGGCGAGGTGGTATCCTCTGAGGGGTCTGTTACTCGAGAGGAAATTGGTTATGAATACAATCAAGTTTTCTTGCCCAGAATGTGGTGGCGAAGTCTTTGACACATCCTTTAAGCCGCAGGGCTCTGACAGTTTCGCGGGAGCCATCTGCAAAAATTGTGGTCACCTTGTAACTGAAGATGAGTCCTCGCAGTTCGATGACGAAATCGTTGACAATATCTTCGGTGCACTCACCAGAGACTTTCTGAAGTAAAGGCGCATACCGCTTAGTTACCGCTCTGATAACTCTTACCTGTCCTGCAATGGCGCTGATGTCAATATAAAGCGCCATTGCTGCTTCTTTGCCGATCCCGGGATGCCTTCCATTCTGATGTTTGACTTCGCCCACTGAGAAACCCTCTGTTTCCCCTTAACGCCGGGGTAGCGGAACAAAAACCTGCTGCATAGTTATTAAAGTTGAACCCTGCCGTCATGTTCATACGCCTCGGGCTGGCTACTTAACCCCTGACCACTGCCGGGTAACTCGAAGTATTTCCCTGCGTTCTGTGGGGCGGGGTGGGTTGGTATTTTTAGTTTAATAAACATTAAACTTAAGTCAAGTAAAAACTAAACCGCGGGACATAACAAACACAACGCTTTTGATAAAGTCGTTGCGGTTGTTATGTTTCTATTGGTAGTGAAAGTTAGGGAAACTGGCGTCTTGCGTGGATCACGTTTACTACTTCAACGCTTGATGTTGTTACGCGGTATAGAATTATATAGTTAGGGTGGGCTACAATCTCACGCAAGCCAGGTACTCTGTCGCTTGGTGGGTATAAATACGGATGTTCGGATAACGGCAGCACACAACCCCTTAATCGCTGCCATAAGCGTTCAGCCGCATCTATGTCGAAACGAGCAATATAACTAGTTATATCATCTAGGTCGGTATCTGCGCTTTCAAGCCATAACACGGGTAACATTTTACTGCTTGCTCCGTTCCTTGCGCATCTTAGCAAAGCGTTCTGCCATTCTGCGCTCAACTTCGTCATGGGGAATTGCTGGGCGCGGATCTGCAAGGCTCGTTGCTACTTTCGCACGCAGCCATTCGTTGTAACTGTTTTCTTGTTCAATGGTTTCAAATTCAGAAACCATTGGTGAAAGGGCTCTATTCATGTTTCCTCCGGTTTTATAACTCAGGCGCGGCGGCATTTTTGCGCCGCAATCCATCTCGCTATGAGATCTTCCATTGATTCTTTTTTCTGCTTTAACTCGCTGATTATCTGGCGTTGCTCATCCTCAGGGAAGGCTGAAAAAATCTGCAATAATTCCAGTTGATTAGACGTTAACCCTGCATGTGGTGGAGAAACCCCCGGTTGTTCTGCGTATTCCGCATCCAGATACCCTTCCGGCATCCCGTATGTTTGCTCTATTCTTCTGGCAGCCTTTTCTCCAAACGAGGCTCTCCCACTCATTAGTTGAGATAGGTAGCTCTTCTCTTTGGGTGGCAGAGTTTTATCTTTAAACCACTCCTTGAGACGTAAACGGCGAATTTCTTTTTTTTGCATGTGGTAATTATCTTTAGTAATCACTAAACAAGCAAATACTTGACTTAATGGTTTATTAAACACTAAACTCGCAAAAAAACACTAAACCGAGGAAGGTATGACATTAAAAGAGTTTATTAAATCATTAAGGGTTGGTGATGCTAAGAAATTCGCGGCCAGACTTGGTGTATCGCCATCTTACTTATCGCAAATGGCGTCTGGACGAACAGCTATATCTCCAACCCGCGCCCTTATGATCGAATCTGCGACGGAAGGCCAAGTAAGTAGGGCGGAGCTACGACCCCATGATTGGGAGCTTATTTGGCCTGAGTATGCGAGCGGCATTCGTTTGGGGCAAACACATGTAGTTCATGCTGAAGGTGATTGTAGTGCATGCTTATCTGATGGAGTTGATTCATGAAAATCAAGCATGAACACATCCGCATGGCGATGAATGTCTGGGCGCATCCGGACGGCGAAAAAGTACCGGCTGCGAAAATTACCAAAGCGTATTTCGAGCTGGGAATGACGTTCCCGGAACTGTATGACGACAGCCATCCGGAAGCCCTGGCCCGTAATACCCAGAAAATTTTCCGTTGGCTGGATAAAGACACCCCTGATGCTGTTGAAAAAATGCAGGCTCTGTTACCGGCGATCGAAAAGGCGATGCCGCCTTTGCTGGTGGCCCGTATGCGCAGCCACAGTTCTGAATATTACCGTGAGATCGTCGAACGGAGGGATCGGCTGGTGAAGGATGTCGATGATTTTGTTGCGTCAGCGGTTGTTTTGTATGACCAGATGAATCGCGGCGGCCCGGCAGGGAATGCTGTGGTGATGCACTAAAAGCACGGTGTTCGGGGGGTTTATGAGCAGCAAGCTTCATGGTCTTGTCTGGGAAGGGTGCGCCTTCACCGGCATGATCTTATCCAGGGTGGCGGTTATGGCCCGTCTTGCAGACTACAGCAATGACGAGGGCGTGTCATGGCCTGCCATTGAAACTATCCGGCGTCAGATCGGTGCAAGAAGTGAATCCACAGTGAAATCGGCTATTGCAGAACTGGCGAAAGAGGGCTGGCTGACGAAGGAAGAGCGTAAGGTCGGTGGGCGTAATGTAAGCAATATCTATCGGCTTAATGTGGAAAAACTCGAAGCAGCTGCGGCGGCGGCGCGTGAGTCATATAAACCGAAAAGAAAAATTAGCCCGGCAAAAAATGACCCGTTAACAGTTGACCCGTCAAATATTGCCCCCTCAACGGTTGACCCGTCAAATTTTGATGGATCAACTGTTGATAACAAACTGCCGATTAGGGGGGCGATGATTGACCCCGATCCGTCAGTATTAAAACCTGATCCGTCAGATAAAAGATCTTCTTGTCCGGACGCTTCGCAACCGGACCCGCAGACGGCTGAACAGAATTTTTTAACCCGACACCCTGACGCGGTTGTGTTCAGTGCGAAAAAACGCCAGTGGGGAAGTCAGGAAGATTTGGTGTGCGCACAGTGGATCTGGGGACGAATCGTGAGTCTTTACGAGCAGGCGGCCAGCGATGATGGCGAGATCACGAGACCGAAAGAACCCAACTGGACTGCATGGGCCAATGACGTGCGGACAATGCGGATGCTGGATGGCAGAACTCACAGACAAATTTGTGAAATGTTTGGGCGTCTCCAGCGGGATTCGTTCTGGGTAAAAAACATCATGAGTCCGGCAAAACTCCGGGAAAAATGGGATGAACTGGTTATCCGCCTGGGGCGTTCGCCCGCGCAGCGTTGCGTGAATCACATTTCTGAACCGGACACTGAAATACCGCCGGGATTCAGGGGGTGACGTGTCATGAAAAACATTGCGGCAGTTGGGGTTCTTGAACGTATTCGCAGACTTGCACCACAGGGGGCGGTTCCACCGTACCGGACGGTGGAGGAGTGGCGGGAATGGCAACTTGCTGAAGGACGAAAACGCAGCGAGGAGATTAACCGCCTGAATCATCAGGTGCGGGTTGAAAAAATCCTGAACCGTGCGGGCATCTAGCCGCTTCACAGGAAGTGCTCATTCGGGAACTACCGGGTGCAGAACGACGGTCAGCGCCATGCTCTGAGCCAGGCGAAATCCATTGCCGATGAATTGATGACCGGATGTACAAACTTCGTGTTCAGCGGTAAACCTGGTACCGGTAAAAATCACCTGGCAGCAGCGATTGGCAATCGGCTGATGGCGAAGGGGAGAAGCGTGATTATCGTCACCGTGTCCGATGTCATGAGCGTGTTGCATGACGGCTACGACAACGGCCAGTCCGGGGAAAAATTTTTACAGGAGCTTTGTGGAGTTGACCTTCTGGTCCTTGATGAAATTGGCATGCAGCGGGATACGCGCAACGAGCAGGTCACGCTGAACCAGATAGTCGACCGCAGAACGGCTTCGATGCGTAGTGTCGGAATGCTGACGAACCTGAATCACGCAGCGATGAGCACACTCCTCGGAGATCGGGTGATGGACCGTATGACCATGAATGGTGGTCGTTGGGTGAATTTTAACTGGGAGAGCTGGCGGTCAAACGTTGGACGTCAGGGTATGTGAGAATTTTTGACGAGGTAAATTTTCGATGGAAACTGTATTGCATGCACTGAAAGCGATGGGAAAAGCCAATTCTGTTGAACTGGCGGCGCGGCTTGATATCAGCCGTGAAGAAGTTCTTAACGAACTGTGGGAACTCAAAAAAAATGGCGTTGTTGATAAAACGGGTCACACCTGGTTTCTGGCTGTCGAAGGTGAAGCCGGGGTAACCGAAGGGCAGGCACTACAACCTGAAGCGCCGGATGTGGTAACCGAAGAGGTCGCTCCAAAAGTTACCGCAGACATGATGGTTGAGTTTATCGGTCAGGATGGTGCTAAAACGTGTGAGGAACTGGCGGGTAAGTTCGGCGTCAGTACTCGCAAGGTTGCTTCCACGCTGGCGGTGGTAACCGCAACGGGGCGGCTGGTACGCGTTAATCAGAACGGTAAATTTCGTTACTGCATGTCGGGGGGGAATTTACCAGCAGATCCGAAAGCCGCGCCGGTAACGAAAAATGATGGTAAGGCCTTTCCTCAGCCAGCAGGTGCTGCGTTACCAGTCCGGGAAGCCGCAACACAGGAAGAAATTAAAACAGAAACTGTGGCGGACATTGTGCAGCCGTTGCCATCGTTTACCGAAACGCAAGCAGATGAGCTGATTTTTCCGTCCCTGCGCAGGGCAAACCTGGCGCTGCGCAGGGCGAAAAGTGATGTTCAGAAGTGGGAGCGAGTCTGCGCCGCGCTGCGGGAGCTGAACAAGCACCGGGATATTGTTCGACAGATTACTGATTCTTCCCGCCGTGTTGTATCGGAAAAGTGATAGCCGGAGGCGCTTATGGCGAAACCTTTTACACACGAACAGCGTGAAGAACTGAAGGCCCGAATTATCGGGCTGGTACGCAAAAATGAACGCATGACGATATCACAACTGGAGAGAGCGACGGGAGCAGGCTGGCATTCAGTCAGACGTTGCCTTGTGGATGTACTGGCTTGTGGCGATTTATACATGCCCGGTAAATACGGTGTTTTTACATCAGAACAGGTGTATCGCGTATGGCGTAAGGCTGCGGAGAAAGCAACCGACCAGACATTGATTCGAAAGTTACCAGACGGAGAAATACGCCGCTACGACAGACAACAGAACATAATCTGTGGCGAGTGCCGGAAGAGTGAAGTTATGCTGCGTGTACTGGCGTTCTATCAGGGCAATTTTCAGGAGGCGGTACTGTGAGTGAATTAGCTATCAGGCTTCAATTGTCGCTGGCATTCGCATCAAAGGAGAATGAGATGACCACTTTTACAAAAGAGCAGTTAATCAGTCATGTTAGTGAAAATGTAAAGGCGATGAAATTTGCAGTAAAACAGACAGCATTCAAAAATTCTCTCGAGGCAATTGAGTTGGATTTAGCACTGGCCCTTGTTGCTCAGGCTTCGCTGGAAGCAGAGCCCGTGCTTTATATGAATCGATTTACCGGAAAGACATTCTCACTGGAAGAGCAACCCGGTGCTGATAAGGAACCGGAAATATACGTGCCGCTATATGCTGCCCCGCCAGACAGCGCCGCCATGCTTCAGGCTGGAAACTTTCGGGAAAAAAAGGGTTCGTCAACCAATAATTTTCGGGAAATCTCGGAAACGTCAACCAACTATCCGGTAACTCTGGATGATTGGATAAGCTGTAGTGAGCGAATGCCGGATGACGGTCAGCACGTAATTATTTTATGTGATGGCGCATTCGTTCTTTATGCGCAATATCGAGACGGTGAGTTTTTTGATGTAGTCCGTGATGGTGATGAATTTTTCGAAACACAGAGCCGCAATGTAACCGACTGGATGCCGCTACCAGAACCGCCGCAGGAGGTGCGCCAATGAACTGGCCTGAAGCATTTGCAATTACAGGCGTTGCTATGGCTATCGCTTTTTTAGTATATGTTATTTGTCGGTGGGGGTAAAAACGTTCGCCGGGATTAACACCAAAGGAGGGAATATGTCGGATGATATCTCACTGGCAATGGAAGGTGCGCTGGCTGTTGTTGCTGTTGTGGGCGTTTACTGCCTGGTTGTGTTTTTGATGGATCGACTAGGGAACTGAATTCATTACGATATGGGAATTCCCATATCGGGTAAAAACGGTTTGCTGTAAAGCGAGAGTTAAGTAGAATTGCTGCGGGTGCTTGAGGCTATCTGCCTCAGGCATGAACACCAAAAGGCAGACAGAGAAAAGCCCCAGTTAACATTACGCGTCCTGCAAGACGCCTAACATTAATCTGAGGTCAATTTCATGCTAGACACATGTAGGTTAGCCTCTTACGTGCCGAAAGGCAAGGAGAAGCAGGCTATGAAGCAGCAAAAGGCGATGTTAATCGCCCTGATCGTCATCTGTTTAACCGTCATAGTGACGGCACTGGTAACGAGGAAAGACCTCTGCGAGGTACGAATCCGAACCGGCCAGACGGAGGTCGCTGTCTTCACAGCTTACGAACCTGAGGAGTAAGAGACCAGGCGGGGGAGAAATCCCTCGCCACCTCTGATGAATCAGGCATCCTCAACGCACCCGCACTTAACCCGCTTCGGCGGGTTTTGTTTTTTCCTGGCATTCTGGTTTACAATTCGCACGCCAGCCTGAACAACTGGCACCTGCTGCGCCAGCAGAGACAACCGATGGCGCACGATACCAAATTATACAATTCTGATGATTCTGCCGTCTTTGCCAGCAGGCGCGGACGGTGTTTTCACGCATTCAAATCTGACTGGTATCAGCACGACCCCTGCACCGAAGAACAGGCTGAATGGCTGATTCAGTGTTACCGCAGGCGCGGATGCGAGGTTAAAAAAGCCCTTAGCCTCGACTACCGTCACTGGATAATCTCCGTCAGGCTCCCTTACTCCGAACGGCCACCGCGTCCGTCCCGCACATTCCAGCAACGGATCTGGAGGTAATGTGCGGGTATTACTTCGACCTGTTCTGGTACCGGAACTCGGTCTGGTTATCGTTAAGCCAGGCCGTGAATCAATGTCAGCATTCCATAACGGCAGAATACTGGTGGAGCCGGAACCAAAAAGCATGCGAGCTCTGCCGTCCGGGGTTGTACCTGCCGTTCACCAGCCGCTGGCGGAAGATAAATCACTACTGCCATTTTTCAGCGATGAGCGGGTGATCCGTGCTGCGGGTGGCGCTGGTGCACTGTCTGACTGGTTATTACGTCACGTGAAATCCTGCCAGTGGCTACACGGTGATTATCATCACAGCGAAACCGTCATTCACCGTTACGGTACCGGCGCGATGGTGTTGTGCTGGCACTGCGACAACCAGCTGCGGGAGCAGACATCTGATTCACTGGATCAACTTGCTCAACAGAATCTGGCCGCCTGGATGATTGACATCATCCGTCACGCAATGAATGGCGCACAGGAGCGTGAATTATCTCTGGCTGAATTATCCTGGTGGGCGGTCCGCAATCAGGTGGCGGACGCGCTACCGGAAGCGGTATTACGTCGCTCGCTGGGATTACCAGCGGAAAAAATCTGCTCGGTGTACCGCGAAAGCGACATCGTACCGGGAGAGCAGACCGCCACCAGCATACTGAAACAGCGCACAAAAAATCTTGCGCCGCTGCCTCACGCCCACCAGCAACAGAACCCACCACAGGAAAAGACGGTGGTCAGCATTGCCGTTGATCCTGAGTCCCCGGAATCTTTCATGAAACGACCTAAACGTCGCCGCTGGGTAAATGAGAAATACACACGCTGGGTAAAGACACAGCCGTGTTCGTGTTGTGGTAAGCCAGCGGACGATCCTCATCATCTGATTGGTCATGGTCAGGGCGGAATGGGAACAAAATCCCACGATATTTTCACGCTACCGCTGTGTCGGGAGCATCACAACGAGCTTCATGCGGATCCGCTGGCGTTCGAAGAAAAGCATGGTTCCCAGGTTGATTTAATTTTTCGTTTTCTTGATCACGCCTTTGCAACCGGCGTGCTCGGGTAAAAGAGGTGACTGATGCTCATAGATTTGGTTTTACCTTACCCGCCGACGGTGAACACCTACTGGCGACGTCGTGGCAGCACATATTTTGTATCAAAAGCCGGTGAGCGTTATCGCCGGGCTGTGGCGCTTATTGTTCGCCAGCAGCGGCTGAAATTAAGCCTGTCCGGAAGGCTGGCGATAAAGGTGATTGCAGAGCCACCGGATAAGCGTCGTCGCGACCTGGACAACATTCTGAAAGCACCGCTGGATGCGCTGACGCATGCGGGAGTGCTCATTGATGACGAGCAGTTTGATGAAATCAATATTGTACGTGGTCAGCCAGTATCTGGTGGACGGCTGGGTGTGAAGATTTACAAAATTGAGAGTGAGTGAGCGTAAATATGATATATCCGGAAATTACAGGCAAAAGCGGCGAACATTTACGCCTGAACACGCTGGAAGCAGTCTGGATCCAGGGGAAATTACGGATGTGGGGGCGGTGGTCGTATATCGGTGGGGGTAAATCCGGAAATATGTTTAACCGGTTACTGGTTTCGAAAAAGCTGACGAAAACAGCAGTTAATGAGGTTTTACGCAGAATGAAGAAATCCGGGCTGGAAAAACCGGAACTTGAGGCATTTTTTCGGGATATGACAAGAGGAAAGCAGAAGAGCTGGTTGTCACATTGTACAGACACAGAGGCGTTGATTATTGATCGCGTTATCAGTGAGGTGCTTGGGGAATATCCCGGGCTAATCAATGTTCTCCGGCAAAGGTACGAAGGACGGGGAATGAGCAAACTGAAAATGGCCGAAAGGTTAAATGCAGATCATCCTGATTGGTCGTTGGTTACGTGCAGACGCCGAATTGATCAATGGTTGGGGGTATCTGAATTTATGTTATATGCCCCCATGCGCATGGCTTTTGTTACAGAGAAAAATGTTGCAAACTGATCAATAAACTGCTTCAATCCGTATAAGCTTCGCAAAGCTGTATCGCGAGGCGAAACGCAAGTTTTTTTCGCACAAGGAAGCCACCGGAAGGTGGTTTTTTTGTGTCCGCGATATACAGTAGCGCAATAAATTCGCTGGTGGTTATTAATACCGTTCTTTCAGCTTGCTGGCTTTTTCGACAAGAGTTATTGGTGTGTCACGTTAACCGGAAAAGGGAAAAAGACATGCTAAAACAGCAGGATATGACAGAAACCGCCAGAGTGGTGTTTAATGAATTAAGCGTTACCGAACCGGCGACAGTCGGGGAGATAGCGCAGAATACTTACCTTTCACGCGAACGCTGCCAGTTAATACTGACCCAGCTGGTTATGGCGGGTCTGGCAGACTATCAGTTCGGTTGTTACAGACGCCTTCCGCAGTGAAGGCTTTTTTATTTGTGGTAAATGGGCGGCTGGTGGGTGTTAGGGGCACCCACCAGCCATCTGCTCATGCGTTGGGTTCACAAGCAAACCTCAGGCCCACTGCTTTGCGCAAAAGCAGAATGAGCCTATCAGAGACAGGCTTAATGATCCATGCTTAATACTGTAAAAATATCCAGTTGTGAGTTAATCAACGCCGACTGCCTGGAATTTATCCGGTCGCTACCCGAAAATTCTGTTGACCTGATAGTCACGGACCCGCCGTACTTTAAAGTGAAGCCTGAGGGCTGGGATAACCAGTGGAAGGGCGACGATGATTACCTGAAGTGGCTGGACCAGTGTCTGGCGCAGTTCTGGCGGGTGCTGAAACCTGCCGGAAGTCTTTACCTGTTCTGTGGTCATCGCCTGGCATCTGATATCGAAATCATGATGCGTGAACGCTTCAGTGTGCTGAACCATATTATCTGGGCGAAGCCGTCCGGACGCTGGAACGGATGCAACAAGGAAAGCCTGCGGGCGTATTTCCCCGCCACAGAGCGCATTCTGTTCGCGGAACATTATCAGGGGCCGTATCGTCCGAAAGATGCCGGGTATGAGGCGAAGGGCAGGGCACTGAAACAGCATGTGATGGCCCCGCTGATTGCTTACTTTCGTGATGCGCGCGCTGCCCCGGGGATAACGGCAAAACAGATTGCAGATGCCACAGGAAAGAAAAACATGGTGTCGCACTGGTTCAGTGCCAGTCAGTGGCAGTTGCCGAACGAAAGCGATTATCTGAAATTACAGGCACTGTTTGCCAGGGTGGCAGAAGAGAAGCATCAGCGGGGGGAACTGGAAAAGCCCCACCACCAGCTGGTGGATACGTATACTTCACTGAACCGACAGTATGCGGAGCTGCAGAGTGAATATAAACATCTGCGGCGGTATTTTGGTGTGACGGCGCAGGTGCCGTACACGGATGTGTGGACACATAAACCGGTGCAGTTCTATCCCGGGAAACATCCGTGCGAAAAACCGGCAGAAATGCTGCAGCAGATAATCAGCGCAAGTAGTCGTCCTGGTGATCTGGTTGCGGATTTTTTCATGGGGTCGGGTTCAACGGTAAAAGCGGCGATGGCACTGGGGCGTCGTGCGATTGGTGTTGAGCTGGAGACCGGACGTTTTGAGCAGACAGTCAGGGAAGTTCAGGATTTAATCGTTTGAAACGGATGAGATTGCAGAATTAATTACGCACCATTATTATTCTGCTCCCGGCCCTTTAGCTCAGTGGTGAGAGCGAGCGACTCATAATCGCCAGGTCGCTGGTTCAAATCCAGCAAGGGCCACCATCACAAACCGCCATTAGCTTATCAGGAAGAGCAGACGACACGATAACAGGGTTGTTGGTGCGGGGGGCTGGTCCCCGATGGCGGTCCATTATCGGTATTCAGCGTTGTTAGCTCAGCCGGACAGAGCAATTGCCTTCTAAGCAATCGGTCACTGGTTCGAATCCAGTACAACGCGCCATATTCATTCTTCCAGATTCCTTCCGGCAGAGCCTTATACTGGAATATACCTGGCTCAGGATATTGTTGAAAATATTATATGTTTGTCAAAAATAAAAGTTCTGTTAAGTATTGATTGAGTGTTTGTTATACGGTCTAATGGTTTTTTCAGTATTAAATATTTATCATTCATATGGTGTGGGTAGAGTGAATATTGATGGGGCGTCGGGGTGTTTCATCCTTAGGCAGCGTATTGATATAGTCAATGCAGCACGAGCAAAGGCCTTCAGCCGTTTTACAGTTTTGTTCTGTACTCCTGATCGTCTTTCGGGAAGAGACGTTATTATTCTGAATAGTGATGCTATACAGAGGGTTTGCGATGAGTTCATGGTTGCTAATTCAGAATTATTTGCTCTTGTTCAGGAGTACAACAGAATAGCCAGGACCTGTGGTATGGATGAACTTCGGATTACTCATCTGGGGTAGATACATATCTGGATTATCACCTGTTACGGTAAAAAGTGATAGCTTACTGTTTTTGTGAATGGCATTGCAGCAGCCGGATAATGTCAGTGCTGGCTGACGGTGTGCTGGTGGCGGGTGTGGTGGTTGTTGCTTTCCCGTTGCTGAAAAAGAAAACGCCAGACTGTTAGCCGGGTATCAGTTAGCGGGAGAAATTTTTAAATACTTCACAATTCAGGCGGTTGACTGTTGTCTGGTTTGCGGGGAGTTTGTTAAAAGAAACTGGCATGGTGAATCCCCCTGTGCGGAGGGGCAATCAGCGAGTAGGTATATGGGATAATCGCGGATTCAGGTGCTGGTACTGAATTCACCGGGAGGCACCCGGCACCATGCAATGGCACATAGCGCCACTCTCCAGCCCCTCTCCGGAGGGGCTGTTTATATTGATTTTGTCAGATGTGAGTAAACTCCTTATGGACTTTGTTGTTTTAGCCCATAAGGACATATTTGCAGAGTGCAACGGTTATTAAAGCATTCATTCAATACGTTATCTGTATTTGTAGGGCATTCCTGGCTGTTTTTGATTAAATTCCAGAATGTTTTATTGAATGGTACTACGTTGTAAATGGTTACAGGTAGCACTTTGTTATTGAGCATGATACCTGTGTGAGTCAGTGTAAATATACTTTCAGGAGGTAAGAAAGCATCCGATTGATACCAGATTATTAATTTTATTTTACTCCATATGACTGAAAAAGATATTCCGCATGATGGCTGGATAACTGTATCAATCACAATCCACTTCATTTAGTTTCCTTGTTTATGCCTTGCTGGTGATGTTCTGAAAAGTATAAATGATATTTTTGATTGTAAACCATAGAGCAGAATTATTTTTCTGATGTTGTTTATTGTTTATTTAAATGCAGGGTGGTTTATATCTCGTCTTGTAGTTTATCCATGCATATCTGCTTGATGATGAGGTTTTTATTTAAGGTATGGTTTTGTGTTTTTTCTGTATTACATGTCAGGTATTTTAAAGAATCATTTTTCAGATGGTGGAAAGAACCATGGCATTTAAACACTATGATGTTGTCAGGGCGGCGTCGCCGTCAGATCTTGCGGAAAAGCTGACACACAAACTGAAAGAGGGCTGGCAGCCATACGGCGGACCGGTTGCCATTACGCCGTACACACTGATGCAGGCGGTGGCTATTGAAGGAGAGCCACAGGTCGGCCCTTCATCTGAGCCGGATTGGTACTACGTCATCGTACTGGCCGGGCAGTCCAATGCCATGGCTTACGGTGAAGGGCTTCCGCTGCCGGATTCATACGATGCTCCGGATCCGCGCATTAAACAGCTGGCGCGCCGCAGTACAGTGACGCCGGGCGGGGCTGCCTGCAGATATAACGATATTATTCCGGCTGACCACTGTCTGCATGATGTGCAGGATATGAGTACGCTGAATCATCCGAGGGCTGACCTGAGCAAAGGGCAGTACGGCTGTGTCGGCCAGGGTTTACATATTGCCAAAAAACTGCTCCCGTATATCCCGAATAACGCGGGGATCCTGCTGGTACCATGCTGTCGTGGTGGTTCGGCATTTACCCAGGGCGCGGAGGGGACATTCAGCGAGTCCACGGGGGCCAGTCAGGATTCGGCACGCTGGGGGGTGGGCAAGCCGTTATATCAGGATCTGATTTCCCGCACAAAAGCGGCATTGCAGAAAAATCCCAAAAACGTTCTGCTGGCCGTCTGCTGGATGCAGGGTGAGTTTGACATGAGCGCCGCCACCCAC